CAACGCCCCCAGCTCCACCAGCCTGTATGGTGAGTCCATGCAGAACAGCTCCTCCACCAGCGAAGCCATTGGCTGGGGAACTGTTCCCCCCGCCGCCGCCGCCTGGTTGAGATGTACCGTTCGATCCAACAGAATCAGCCCCCGTCGAAGGACCAGCCAGTAGGCCACCGCCCGCACCAGTAATCGTCCCGCTAATTGTAATGGTGCCAGTGGCGATAATGACGAGATGCCCGCTGCCCGCAGGGATGGTCAAGGTATGTCCGCTATCTAGAGTAAAATTGCCTGAATAGAAATGGATGCCGCTCAAGTTGCCGGTCGCTGACGTAAAGGTTTCTTGCGTCCTGGTCGAGCCAGACCCGATGGAGGATGGCGCTTTATAAATATCGCCAGCATCGAGCGTATAGCTGAAGTCTGGCAGCGTATAGGTCCGGTCTGCGCTGTTCGCGTGCGTGAAGATGCCCTTGAACGCTCCGGTTGCCGCCCAGCGCCAGCACTCGGTCAAGGCCGCGCCCGCGACACGGAGCCAGACGCGGAAATAGGTATCTTCCGACCCGGCTGACACATCGGTTGCGCTAAAGTCCAGTTGCCCGAAATTGGACGGAGCTTCATCGGCGCTTTCCGCTTTTAAGAGAATGCCGGTGCCAATGCCAGCCGCAGGCGTGCCGCTCGTTTCGGCCTGGACAATGAGCGGGGTAGCGACGGTACTGGTTCGGTTATCATTGTCGGCCACGGTCGTTTGCCCGTCCGTCACGGTCAAGGCCCCTGACGTGACCGTGACCGGGCCAGAGGTAACGACAAGTGAACCGCTGGTCACGGTCAAGGTGCCGGAATCGACCGTGATATTGCTCCCGCTAAGGGCATTGAAATTGTTGGCCGTGAACCGGAAATCGTCAGCGCCCGCAATCGTCACGTCGATGGTGTCATCCACGGACGTGTCCAGGAGCGTGTCTGCGTCATTATCCAGGACGAGCAAGTTCCCGTTCAAGTCAAAGGCCCCTGTCCATGGCTGGACCAGGGACGCGCCATTGTTATAGATATTGGCAAATTCCGCGACCAGATCGGCGGCGGTTAAGACTTCACCGGCTACCCAAGTTTTGATAGGGGAGAGTGCCATTAGGTTTCCTTTAAGATTAACCCCAGCTAATTACACGGGCCTCGTGCAGGATTGCCGTATCAGCCGCCCCTGGGATTGCTGTGTAGACATCCAAGGTTTGATCGCTCCACATATCAACTACCGCAGATCCACGCACGGTCGTTATGGTGGCGTTCGTTGCTTCGTTGATATACACTACGCTGGTTGAATTGCTCGCCCATATCGTGACATGGGCGGTCCATGTCACGCTCCCTGCTGCAATCGTCAAGGTCGTTACCGTCACCCCACCCAAAGAGAGAATGATGGTTTTTGTCCCTGTCGCCCCGGCAGTCACCCCGCAGAGATACACTTCGATATACTTCCCGCGAGAGTTCACGGTCAGCGAACCCCCATAAATTGTGCAGAGGTTCCGCGTTAGCGTTGAAGTAATCGTCCCGGTTTGCGTCGCAGAAGTTGTGCGCTGGTGGCAGATGTCTAACCCGCCGATGGCGTCCTGGTGGATATAGGATTCTTCCCCTGAAAACTGCTGGAAATTGTAAATCTCGTAATTGCCATCCCCCACATCTGACGGGGCCTGTGCATAGGTTTCACCTAAATTGTAATCTGACGGGCCTAACGTAGTATCATCCCGCGAAATAAACCCGTGCTGAACGCGATACACTAATTCGTTTTTCTTAAAGATGTTGCAGCGGTCATCGAAGCGAGAATTGGAGTAGACCCAGGCAGCGATTTCGTTTGACTGGAACGTACACCACGTAGCCACAACATGAGTATTGGCCTTCCCCTCGTACCCTGACAGGGCAAAATTCTCGATAATCGTTCCCGTTGCGGCAGACGTTCCGCCATAGCCGATACTGGCGACGGTACCGGCATACGCCACAATTCCCACGCTCCCGCCGCCAGCGGGGAACGCCCCCGTCGTCCAGTCTACGCCATGCAAAATGCCGCCCTGCACGTACAGCCTGGCGGCATTTGCCACAATACCTTGCCGGCAATAGGAACAGTGGACGTTGTAAGCCCACAGGGTAGAGTGGTCGTCGATATTTAGACCTGTAACAGCAGACCCCTTCCAGTCGGTGAATTTAATGTCCTGTACCTTAACTTTATTCCGCGACCCAAGATCCATCCCGACCGTGCCAGATCCAGGGTAATCTATAATGGCCGTAGGGGTTGTCTGGACCGTGGCAACGGACGGGCCGCGAACGATCAAGTATTCCGTCCCTGTGGTTGCGTCCGGTAACGAGACTGCCTCAGCATAGGTTCCTGCCGCGACATGAATAGTCCAACTCCCTTTCAAGGGCGCATAGAGTTCAAGGTTGTCGAAGGCTTGCTGGATCGTTAATGTCGGCTCTGAACTGGTTAGGCCATCATTCGTGTCCGACCCTGTTGTTGCCACGTAAATAGCGAGTGATTGCCCGGCAATAGGATCGACATAGAATGTGCTGCTCCCACGCTTGACAGCTCCAGGCCCTCGATGTTTCACGCTATGGAAAAGAGGAATTGATGCGGTCGTGAGAAATGTTCCATCTGTCCAATACAGTGGCAACCCTGCGGTCGATGCCGCAGCGACGGCATTGGTCAGTGCCGTGTCATTGTTCGTTGAATTGTCTCCAACGGCTCCCCACCATTGCGGGTACAGTTCCGTGATATAGCCATTGCCGAACGCGACTGTCCCTGCCCCGGCAAAGATCTGGCGCGGGTCGGCAATGACCGGCCCATTGATCGTGACCGTGTACGTGCTGCTGATCGTGAGTTTGCCCTGGCCCACGAACCAGAGCGTGAGCGTGGACGGGACCGTGGCATTGGCCGTCACGTTCACGTTCTGGTTAATCATGAGCGTGGTAATGGCCGAGCCAATGCTGGAAATGGCGTCTGCAAAACCCGAGTAATTGTCGATGCTCACGACATTGTTGGTCAGTTGCTTCAGCGTCGTCAGCTTGGCGTTGGAGACTTCGTAGCCAGCACAGGACACGTTCTCGGTCAAGGGAAAGGCCACGCCGGTCCTGTTCTGGTTATCGAACTCCGCGTTCAGATCCGCCGCCGTCAACTGCTCGCCCATCGTCCATTCTTTAATGCGTGTGACAGCCATCCGTTAATTCTCCGTACTGAGTCCGCCACCTTCGACGGCAGCAAGTAAGCCATGCACTTCAATGTCGCTATCGTTGGTCGATTCCGTGATGGTGTAGCGCACCGTGCGGAACTCGCCGCCTTCTTCCAGTTCACGGTATCTAGTCAAGAGCCTGGACCCGCCCAAGGTGGACGAGTCGAGCGTAAACACATCGCTGGTCCAGGGGCCGAGCACGTCTGCGCCCCCTTGTGTAAAGCCGGTGTCGCTCTGTTCGGTCTGCCCGTCACGGAGCCATTTCACCGTAAAGGTGTTGGCGTTCTTCGGGGCCAGTTCAATCCCGACCACGTACAAGCTCTTCATGATATGGTCTGCGCCGTAGGACAAGGACGGGGTAGACACGGTGCAGGTAATGGCGCTGGCATTGTGCGTGCGGTCCTCTTGCCCGCCCTTGTAGATGTAGCCATCGTTCATGCCAAAGAAGGGGCGTGGGCTGTTGCCGGTATCGACGACCATGCCCACCGCATCGGCTCCGAACGTGGTCCATTGCGCCCAGCGTGGTGTGGGTTCTCCAAGCGCCATGAAGCGATAGTCCATCATCAGAAGTCTGGTATTCCTGGTCTGTGCCGAGGGCGTGACGGCCAGCATGGTGACGCCATTGAGCAGGTCCGTTGCGGCCCACCAATGCTTGTAATAGGTCTTGTTCAGGTCGGCGCGGAGCGTGCGGTTAATGGGCAAGGACAAGGCCGAGGCTTCATAGTCCCCATACCGATCCGTGGCGACCAGGCTATGGACCGTGCCATGCGGCGAGATAAAGCCCAGGTCGTTCGGCAAGGGGAAGATTGAGTTCTGATAGGCAGCGGTAATGCCTCTGGCAAAGGTCGTGCGGGCAAAGTCGCTGGGGCTGCTGCCGGTAATGCGATGGATACTGCCCTTGTATGGGCCTTTGAACACCCATAATTCGTTACGGAACGAGGCCAGGCCGACAATGGCATCGCCATCGGACGGGTCAATGTCAATGCTCCCGCTGGTTCCTCCGGTCCAATCTTCAGGATCCAGGTTCACGCTGTAATAGAGCCTGGACGGGTAGCCGATCACGCCAGCGGCCCAGGAGCGGTTCTTGTGCGTACAACTAAAGGAAAAGTTCGGCGGGGAGCCAGCCAAGGACTGGAACGTGGTCTGGTCCCAGGACTTCGGCACGTCACCTGACGCATCATTCGCCAGGATCAAGAGGTCGTCAAAAGTCGAATAGGAGGGGACGGCCCCGCTCGTAAAGCCGGTACCGATATTACTAAAGACCCCGTCTGACGTAGACGCCGCCACGACTCGCGTATCGACATGGGCCACCACGCGCTGTGCCGGTGCCCCAATCGTCCCTTGCCGCCAATAATCGTACAGGCCCTTGACCGTGGAATTGGCCCCTAACGTAGAGGCATTGAACTTGGTCGTGCCGTGCATCTTATGGACGCCGCCGTTCAGTTCATAGACGATGTTCCTGGCGTCGGAGAGAAATGGCAGGACCAAGACCCCGTTCTGTGGCGCGGCGGTATAGAACGGGCCAAGGTCCGTGGCCCAGCCGCCCCCAAAGCGATGCGTGACCCATTGCATGTTTTGTTGCATGCTTATCCTTGGAACGTGTCAAAACGATTATTGAGCGAATAGCGGGTCCCGCCCCGTTTCGTGTAGGGCCTGGACGCATGGCCGCGATACAGTCCGGTCATAGGCTGGAGCCGCACACGGTTGTGCGTGCCCATGTCATGATCGGCAATCATGCGCTCTATCAACGCGCCATATTCAGCGGCCACTTCCTGGCTTCTGGCGTCGTCGCGCTTGTCCCGGTACCAGTTCTTGAGCGCGTGCAGGACAATGACATGCCGGTACCGAATCGGCATCATCGGCTCGTCCGTGTCGCTGGACAGGTTGAATTGCTCCGCGCCTGCGCTCGTCACGGCGAGGTTCGCAGTCACATACGAGTAGGGGATAACATAGGTCTGGTCAGGGTAGGGGTAGAACCGGACCTTGCGCACG